TCTCGAAAAGCGTATGGGAACAGAACGGCGGCGAAGTCGCGGAAGATTGGCGCAAGGCTCCGGTTTATGCCGGGCTCGACCTCTCCAGCGTCAACGATTTGACGGCGCTGGTGCTGATCGCGCCGATTGCCGGCATCTGGCAGGTGCGGCCGATCTTCTGGCTGCCTGAAGACGGGATCGCCGAGCGCTCGCAGAAAGACCGCGTGACCTATGACGTTTGGGCTAAACAGGGCTTCCTGCGGCTCACGCCGGGCCGCACGGTAGAATATGAGTTTATTGCGCACGAGCTGCGGCAGCTCTTCGACGATCTCAACATGATGAATGTCGCCTTCGACCGCTGGAACTTCAAGCATCTGCGCAAAGAGCTGGTGCGCGTCGGCTTCCACGAGGACGACATCGAGGAACGCTTTACCGAATTCGGCCAAGGCTTCGCCAGCATGTCGCCGGCACTGCGCACGCTGGAGAGCGACTTGCTCAATCAGAAATTCCGGCACGGGATGCACCCGGTTCTGACGATGTGCGCGGCAAATGCCGTCGTCGTCTCCGATCCGTCCGGCAACCGCAAGCTTGCGAAAGACAAATCGAGCGGCCGGATTGACGGCATGGTGAGCCTTGCCATGGCTCGGAGTGTCGCCGCGACCTCAGAAGTCACGAATCGGCGCTTCGTCAAAGGACGGGTGATTACCCTATGAAAATCGGACCGCTCAGCATCGGCTGGGCTCGCAAGGATGCGGGCCTTTCGATCAATACCATAATAAGCCGTCTTGAAGCTGCCTATGAGACATTCAGCGGCGTTCCGGTGACGCCTGAAAACTGCATGATGTCGCCGACGGTGAATGCCATTGTCACAGCGATTTCGCGGCGCATTTCGGTGCTGCCCGTCAAGGTGATGAAGACCACGACGAGCGATAACCGAACTCGCAAGGAGGAATTGCCGAGCCATCCGGTAGCAAAGCTCCTGAATAAACCAAACGGATGGCAGGACAAAACCACGTTTTGGCTCGATGCCACGTCAAATATTGTCCGCTATGGGAACTGCTATTTCTACAAGTCGCGCGGCTCTACCGGACCGATTTTGCAGCTTCTGCCGCTGGCATCTGGTGCCGTCGATGTGCGCCAAGATGAGAATTGGAACGTCTCTTATCGCGCCAAGCTGGCCGGCGGTGCCGAGCGTGAATTCACCATCGATGAGGTTTTTCACGCTCGCGGGCCAGCCCGAAACGGCATTAAGGGCGACAGCCCTGTTATGGATATGCGCGAGGCCATAGCGCTGGAGATCACGGCCGAGAGAATGGGCGCGAGCGTCTTCGGAAACTCGGCAATGCCAAGCCTTGTCTTCAAGCATGGCGCGACCTCGCGCGGTTTTGAAACCGAGGAAGAAGAGAAGGCATTTATTGAGGATTTTCAGAAGGTTTATGCCAACAAAGGGCGTTTCAAAGCCATGGTTGTGCCTTATGGCATGGACCTGGACACCGTAGCCGTTGAGGCTGAAAAAGCGCAATTCCTGGCAACACGTCAATATCAGCGTACGGTGATCGCTGGCGCTTTTGGCGTGCCGCCTCATATGGTTGGCGACCTGTCGCGCGGCACCTTCAACAATGTGGAGCAACAGAGCCTCGACTTCATCGTCGCGGTGGTGCTGCCCTATGTGAAAATCTTCGAAAGCGCGATGGAGCGGTGCTTGCTCACCGATGAAGATCGCCGCAATGGCGTGATCATCCGCTTCAATATCGACGCAGCACTTCGCGGCGACTTCAAGAGCCGGCAGGAAGGCCTGAAGATTCAGCGCGAAATGGGCGTGATCAACCCGAACGACTGGCGCGAAGCCGAGAATATGAACCCGATTTCTGAGGAAGACGGGGGCGAGGACTATTGGACGAAGGGACCGAGCGGCCAAGGGCAGGACGCGCCGACAGACCCGTCTGCAACCACAGACCAGCCGGACGACAATCAGGACGGCTCAGGGGGCGCAAATGACCGCAACGACGCTTAGTTTCGGCCTGGAGATCAAGGCGCTTTCTGATCGCCAATTCGAAGGCCACGGCTCAGTTTTCGGCAATGTCGATCTCGGCGGCGATGTGGTGGTGCCGGGCGCATTCAAGCGCTCGCTCGCCGCTCACAAGGCCGCCTCGACCATGCCGGCAATGTTCTGGATGCACAAGCCCGATCAAGTGGCCGGTGCATGGCTCGATATGCGCGAAGACGCCAAGGGGCTCTATGTGCGCGGTGAGCTGGCCGACACTGTGCTGGGCAACGAGATGCGGACCTTGCTCGGCATGAAGGCCGTGCGCGGGCTCTCGATTGGTTTCCGCACGAAAGATTTTGACTTCGACCGCGACGGCAACCGGCTGCTGAAGGAAATCGACCTCTGGGAAGTGTCGATTGTGAGCATGGCCATGAACCCGCTCGCCAAGGTCGAGGCGGCGAAGGCGCGGCTCTCCGATCTCGGGGAATACGTGCCGACCGAAAGGGAATTCGAGCGTAGCTTGCGGGATGCTGGCTATTCTCGGGCAGTGGCTCGCCATCTGGCGAGTAAAGTCTTCGACGATGAGCCGAGCGGTGGGATGCCGCTTTCGCCTCGCCGGTGGGATGCCGGGACAGTCGAGAGTGAAGACGAAGCAACCGAGCTGCTGAAGGCGATCAACGGTCTAACCGACCGCATCGGCGCAGACGCTCTAAACCGCTAACAGCTCATTCAACGGAGATTTTTCCATGAGCTTTCTTGAAATCAAATCGGCCATTGACCGCCTCGCCGAGGCGCATGAGGCCTATAAAGAGACCAACGACGCACGCCTAAAGCTGCTCGAAAAGGGCGACAAGTCCGGCGCTGCCGAACTGTCCGCCAAGCTGGAGCGGATCGAGGCCGACGTGACGCGCTTCACCAATATGAAGACGCAGATCGAGAAGGAACACGAATTCCAGCGCGAGCGCATCGAGATTCTTGAGGCTCGCCAGAGCAACCCGAAGAAGACGGCAGTCGATTTGCTTAAGGACGAATACAGCGAAGCATTCATCGGCTGGATTCGCGCCAAGGGGCAGGACAGTGTTCTTGAAGGCAAGATGCAGTCGCTTTCGCTGAAGGCGCGCACCGAGCACAAAGACATTACTATCGGCACGCCGGCAGCGGGCGGCTATGCCGTGCCGGAGCAGATCGCACGCGACATCGAGCGTCTGGAATTGCTCTTCTCGCCAGTCCGTTCCCTGGTCAAAGTCGTTCAGACTGGAACGTCGGACTATAAGGAACTGGTGAGCCTTCGCGGCGCATCGTCCGGCTGGGTGGGTGAAACCGGCTCGCGCTCCGCGACCGACACGCCAACCCTTCGCGAAGTCACTCCCACCCATGGCGAGCTTTACGCTTATCCGCAAGTTTCGGAGTGGGCGACCGATGACGTTTTCTTCAATGTCGAAGCCTGGCTTGCTGAAGAAGTGGCGCAGGAATTCGCATATCAGGAAGGCGTCGCGGTCATTTCCGGCAACGGCTCAAGCAAGCCAACTGGTATGCTGAACACAACGCCGGTCACGACGAACGACTTTGCGTCTCCGCTTCGTGCCGCTGCGGCCTATGAGTATATTCCCAGCGACTCAGACGCATCGGAAGGCTCGCCGGCCGCTCCGAATATCACGGGCGACGCGCTGATCGATGCCATCTACACCCTCAACTCTGCTTATCGGCAGGGCGCGAGCTGGATCATGAATTCAGCCACGACCGGCGCGATCCGCAAGCTGAAGGACGAAAACGGCGTCTATATCTGGCAGCCTGGATTGCAAATGAATCAGCCGGCGATGCTGCTCGGCTATCCCGTCAACACTTGGGAGCAGATGCCCGACATTGGGCTGAATGCGTTCCCGGTAGGCTTCGGCAACTGGCGGCGTGCTTATGTCCTGGTGGATCGCGTCGGCTTGCGCATCACGCGCGACAACGTGACGAATCCTGGCTTCGTCCGCTTCTATGTCCGTCGGCGCGAAGGCGGCATCGTGCTGAACAACGACGCGGCCAAGTTCATTCGCACTATCAGCTAAGAAGGAGACGGGCGGGGCCTAAAAATCCCGCCCTAACCGCCATGGAAAAATTGACCCTCACAAAGCCTTGGCCTGGACCCAGAAGGATCATGCAGCCGGGCGATTATGCAATTCCGACCGAGATCACGCGCTCGCTCGCAAAGTGCGCTGTAGCTGATGGCGCTGGGGAGATCGTAGAGATGAAACCCTTTCGCGCTGCCAAGAAAGGGCCAGCTCCTGAAAACAAGCTCGCCGCTCCAGCACCAGAAACGAAACTGGCCGATGGTAATCGTGGCGGCGACGGGACCAAGCCTGACGCCGGACCTCGCAAGTCGCGTGCGCGGACAAAGGTTGATCGCGGTCAATGACGCTTGGCGTCTCCTGCCATTTGCCGACGTGCTTTATGCATGTGATGGCGCATGGTGGGATATGCATAAGGGCTGCCCTGGATTTCAGGGCGAAAAATGGTCTAGCCACGGCATACCCGGCCGCGTCCGGCATAACGACAAGACGGTGCAGGCGAAGCGCTACGCTCTGAATTTGATCGAGGGTGCAGACGGGAAGGGCTTCAGCTTCGATCCCGGCCGCATACATTACGGCAGCAACTCAGGCTTTCAGGCCGTCAATCTGGCTTTGCTCTGGGGCGCTCTCCGCGTGATACTGATCGGCTTCGACATGCAGCCACGGGACGGCAAGAGGCATTTCTTCGGCGATCACCCGGGCGGTCTGCGCAATACCTCGAATTATTCCGGCTTCATCCGGGCATTTGAGACGGCCGCGAAAAAGCTCCCGCCGCACATCGAGATTTTGAACGCAACGCCGGGCTCTGCGCTCCGGTGCTTTCCCATGGTGGATTTGGCCGATGCTCTCAAAACCTTTAAACCCGCTGCGGCTTGAAGTTGCCGAGCTGGAAAGCTCACCGTTGCCGCTCGATCTCGATCTCGTCAAAGAGCACTTGGCCGTTGATGCAGACGACAACGACGTGTTGATCACGCAACTGATCTTCGCCGCGATCCGCTGGGCAGAAGGCACCATGCGGCGCACGATTTATGCGCGCGAGCACACATGGATTCTGCGCGACTTTCCGAGTGATGGTTATGGCGAAATCCGCCTTCCGCGCGGCAAGACGCAGAGCGTTTCCAGTATTGCGTATTCCTCGAATGGGCAGACCCTCACGCTCACTGGACCGTCTTCGGGCAGTCCTGGAGGGGATGACTATCAGGAAGACTTGCGCGGCGGTAATGGGGGCATCCTGATGCCGCCGCGCTCACAGTCATGGCCAG